GAAGCAACGTTGCACGTTGAGGCCGCCGCACCTAACCGGGCCGCTTTTCTACGATCATCGGTAAACCTATGGGTGCAATCCGATACCGGGTGGATACAACCCGGTGTTTGGGCCAACAATGCCGTGCTAAACAAACCCGTGCCGGGCGGCGTATTGGCCGTCGAGGTGTCACTAGATGACGGCCGGTATTGCGCGGTACGTGTAAACAAATCGGATAACGGGGCCGTAATAGCCACCGTGGAATTTGTGGTTGACACCATGGCCGAAGCATGGCGGCGTATTGAGGCGGCCGCCACCGACACCAAATTGGTTATTGCCGTAACCCCAACCTTAGATTTGCATTGCCCGTTAGCCCTACAACGCCGCCGCGTTATTTGGGGCTACCAAGAAGTAACCCGGTACACGGCCGCGGTACGCCAAATGATTATTGAGGGCAAACTACAACACACAGGGGAAACCATGTTGGCCGAACACGTCGGGCGGGCAGTAGCCGGCCGTACACACGGCACCATTTCGTTATCGTCGCAACGATCACCCGGCCCTATCGAACTAGCCCGGTGTTTAGTAGCCGCTTGCGGACTAGTAATCCACGGCAAACAAACCATGGGCCGCCCCGCGTTTGTCACCGTCCCGGCCTACGCGGCTAGTTAGTCTTAGCGCATGGCATTGTTTAGCAAAAAACAAAACGCGTTACCGCAAGCCGCCATAGGTGCGGCACGTTACGCCAACCCCGGCAACACCGGCGCAAGCATGATTGACAATTTCGTATTTTACAGCGCAAGCCCGACAGTTGAGGCGGCGTTATCCGTACCGACCGTAAGCCGGGCACGGGATCTAATTGCAAGCATGATCGGGTGCCTAACCATTAAGCAATACTCGACACAATGGAACGGCGAATACATGGAACGTATTTATTTGCCGCCCGATACATGGTTTAACCAACCCGATCCGAACGTGACGCGCAATTTTATTTTGGCAAACACCACTAGCGATTTAATGATGTTCGGCCGCGCGTTTTGGGCCATTACCGAACGGCTAGGAAACGGATTTCCTAGCGCGTACACGTGGCTACCCGCCCAAAACGTTTACACGCTTGACCAAACGGGGCCGCAATGGTTCGGGCCGTCAAGCCAGATCACATTTCAGGGCGCACCGATTGAGACAAAAGACGTGGTGCAATTTCTTAGCCCTAACGGCGGTTTGATTTACCAAGGGCAAACCGCAATTACTACCGCGTTACGTTTGCAACGCGCCGCCGAACGGTTTGCCACCAATGAGATACCTAGCGGCTACCTAAAACAAACCGGTGGCGAACCAATGACTAGTCAGGATCTAGCCGACATGGCAAGCGCATTTGCGGCCGCCCGCCAACAATCCACCGTTGCGGCGTTAAACGAATACGTTGACTACAAAGAAACGTCGCACAAACCCGACGATTTACAATTAGTGCAATCACGCGAATTTATGGCCCTAGAAATGGCCCGGTTGGCAAACATACCGCCGTACCTAGTAGGCGTATCCGTACCGGGCTACACATACCAAAACGCCGATAGCGCACGGCAAGATTTGTACCAATTTGGTGCCAAACCGTTAATTGAGTGCATAGAACAGACGTTAAGCGCAAACAGCATTATTCCGCGAGGCCGTTACGTCGAACTAGACGTGCGCGGCTACTTAGCCGAAAACGGTATGGGTACAAAAACCCAAGACACCGACGAAAGAACGGCCGGGGGTGACGTAACCACCGTCGCGGAAGCGTTGCCCCCGGTTGCCAACCGCCGCGTGGTAAAGTAGCCGCATGATCCGTTTTAGTGCAAGCCCCGTAACGGTAAGTGCCGCCGACGGTGAGGGCCGCCGCGAAATCATGGGCGTAGCCGCACCGTACAACGTGGAAGCAACCGTGGCCGACGGAACCACCGTAAAATTTTTGCCCGGATCGCTACCCGTTGACGGGGCCGCACCAAAACTAATAATGAACCACGATCTAACGGCCGCAATCGGCGTAGTAACCGAACGTGTTGAGGACGAAAACGGCGTGTATTTTGTGGCCCGTATCAGTAAAACCGCCGCCGGCAATGACGCGTTAGAACTAGCAAAAGACGGCGTACTAGACGCGGTAAGCGTCGGGGCCGAACCAATCGAAGCAGAATTTGACGATAAAGGCGTGTTGGTCATTGCATTAGCCAAGTGGTTAGAACTATCCTTAGTCCCGTTAGGCGCATTTCCCGAAGCAAAAATTACACAAGTAGCCGCAAGTAAAAAGGAAAAAAACACCATGAGCGAAATCACCACACCCGAAGTAGTGGCCGAAACACCGGCACCCGCGCCAACCGCACCCGTATGGGCAGCCGGTAAAACTGATCGCCAATTTCCATTACCAACACCCGGCGAATACATGGCGGCAATGCACATTGGCGGCGAAGCATGGCGGCAAGTAAACGCGGCCTACAAACAAAACATTGCTAAACAGCAAACGTCAATCCAAGCCGCATTGGCGCAAGATTTGACTACGGACACGCCCGGCCTTTTGCCAACACCCGTATTGGGGCCGGTGTTTGAGGATCTTAATTTCGTGCGCCCGGTTGTATCGGCGTTTGGTACCCGTGCCATGCCAAACGGTAACGGCAAAGCGTTTATTCGCCCAACCATTACGCAACACACGTCGGCCGCTGCACAAACTGAGGGTGCGGCCGTGTCAAGCACAAAAATGACAATTGCAAGCAACAGCGTGACCCGTACGACGGTTGCCGGTGGCGTGTTTATCTCGCAACAAGATTTGGATTTTACCGATCCGTCGGCGTTGGAAAGCATTTTGCGCGATTTGTCCGGGCAATACATGATTAAAACCGATGACATTTCGGCAGACGCGTTGGTAGCCGGTGCTACCGCGTCCGGTTCGACGTGGACATTTGATGCAGACAATCCAACAAGCCTTATCACCGCGCTGTATGACGCGGCCCGCGAAATCCAAGAGGACACCAATTTTGTGCCTACGCACATTTTTGCTAGCCCGAACGTGTGGGAACTGTTGGGTAAACAGACCGACGCGGACTTTCGCCCAACGTTTGGTTACACGGCGGGCGCGTCACTAATCGGCACCAACACGTTGGGCGCGGCTAGTGGTTTGTCGTACCTAGGTACCAACGTCATGGGCCTAAATTTTGTGGTAGATAATAATTTCGCCGCCAACACGTTGCTAGTAGTTCGCGCCCAAGGGTTCGAGTGCTACGAAAACGTGCGCGGCATTATGACCAAAGAGGATCCCGAATTGTTGGGCCGCAACTTCACCTACTACGGGTACTTTGCTAATTTCGTGGCCGACGCGACCATGATCCAATCCATCACCGTCGTACCGTAAGCAAGTAGGGCCAATGGCCACCTACACAATCGTTAATAAACAAATCACGTCAAACTATGGCGTAGTGCAAACGCTTACCGCCAATGAGATAGTGACCGGGCAGACGTTTGTTATTAGCGGGCTAAGCGGTTTTAACGGAACCTACGTGGCGGTTAGTTGCCCGCAATACTTGTTTACAGGCACCGACACGTACGGGGATTTGGTTTTCGATCCGGCCGTGTTGCTACCTAACCAAGTGCTATTTGCGTTGACGGCAACCGCCATAGAACGTACGGCCGCCGCCGGCACAATTACCTACACAATAACCCCAACGTGGATCACGGTTGCCGACGTTGAGGATTGGTTAGGGTTCACCGTCACTAACCCGTCGAGCGATTTTGATTTACTAACTATTTGTGTAGCGGCCGCCAACGCGTACGCCTACCGCAAACGGGCCGAAGCCGGCTATTTTGACGCGTCAGTAAGTACGGTACCTAGCCAAGACGTACGTTTAGGCACAATCATGTTCGGCGGCGCGTTGTATCGCGAACGGGGCAGTATTGACCAATTCGCTAGTTTTGATCCGTTGGCAACCGGCACCGTGACCGGTGGAAGCATGGGCCAAATTATGCGATTGTTAGGTGTGAACCGCCCGGCGGTTGCCTAATGGCCGCCACCGTCAACGCGTTTAATTTAGGTTACGACAACGTAGTAGATGAACTACAAACCATTACCGGGCTCACCGTTTTTGATGATCCGCGCAACCTAAACCCGCCGTGCGCGTTTGTCGAGGCCCCGATCATACGCATGAATAGCAATCTAATTTTTGACATGACATTAACAGTAAAGATCATTGGTACCGGCCCCGGTGACTACAAATGTTTACAAAAACTATTAGAACTAGCCGATTTGGTGCGCCGCGCACAAATAGGGCTAACCGACGTGCGGCCCGTAGTAACCACTATCGGCGGCCAAGACTATGCAAGTTATGAACTTACTATTGGTGCTAAAATAGGGCCATGAGCAACTACCGCGTTGTACGGGCGTTTGCCAATACAAACGTGGGCGATCTCATCGGCCCGGACGATCTGGCCCTACCCGATTTCTACTATTTGCTACACGCCGGGGTAATCGTGCCCAACAATGACGTGCAACCAACCGCAAAACGTGCTAAAAAAGAACCAACAGAAAAGGACTAAACCATGGCAATGCCACAAACCGTTTATTACAGCGCACCCGAAGTAAAAATTGGTGCGTCATCGGCCACGTCGGTTGACCTATCCGAATTTGCTAAAAGCGCGGTGTTGACCCGTCAGGCCGACGCGTTGGAAAGTTCGAGCATGGCAAGCCGCGACAGGTTTTACCAACCCGGCATGAATAGCAACCAATTCGTAGTCACGTTTAACCAATCGTACGAAGCAAGCGAGGTTTACGCGTCACTTAACGCGCTAATCGGTACGCAATGTTACGTCGAGTGCACACCCGTTGACGGCACCGTGGTGAGCGCAACTAACCCCAAATTTAGTTTGACTAACACCTATTTGGAAGCCATGGACGTGTTAGCCGCCAACCTAGGTGAATTGGGCGAAGTGCAATTAACTTTTACCGGTGGCACCTACGCCGCCGCCACGTCCTAACCCGATAACCAAAAGGCCGCGACGTGATCATTAAATGGCAAATCCCTATTGGCGGTAATACCGTGGAATTGGAAAGCCGGTTTATTGACGTTCTAAATTGGGAACGTCATACCAAACGATCCATGCAACAGTTGGGCAACGATCTACGGGCGCAAGACATGGTGGTATTAACGTGGTACGCGTTGCAACGCACTAAACACGCACACGCCAATTTATCCTTAGCCGACTATGAAGCGGCGTTGGACGGGCCGCCTACACCCGTTGATAGCGGCCCGGTAAACCCTACGGTGGCGGCTACCGCCGCCGACTAGCCGAAGTAGTGGTGGCAACCGGGTGGTGGCCGCCT